CTCTCCACCATCTACATTTACATATGTACCATAATGAGATCCTGCAGCGGTTACATAGCCTGCACCGTCTTCATCTACTGGGGGAACAATAGAACGAAGTTTATCACTAGACTTATCTTTAGCCCGCTTGATTTCAAATCCAAAAAGTCTTATACTATCATCAGCCATTTTCGTTCCTAAAATTAGTTTTAGAGGGACCGTTAAGTCCCTCTATTTATTTATATTATATTAAGAAGTAGTTGCTGCTTCCCAATACTGTACTTGGAATTCAACAGTAAACCGTTCAATTTCATTCTCTGTGCCGTAGCTAAGATCAATTGGAGATAACCCTGTAGGGAAACATCCTCTGAAATTGTATGTTTTCGCTGTTGTTCCATCTTTGTTAAGCTGTTCGACGAGCAGATCAGCTTCATAGTCAACAGGGTTTGTAAGTCCTGTATTTGCACTATGAGCGTTCATTCCATTCATCCAACGCTCCATAGCGTCACGAACACTAAAGTCTGTATCGTTAATAATAGTAGGAGTCCATGTATCAAAGGTACGATCTCCTGCCATTTTTAATTGACGACCACGGAAAGGAACAATAATGGTTCCTACTGTTGATGCAGGCAACTGAGCTGCCTCACACAAGAATGATGTTAGTTCAACATCACCGCCAGCATAACCTGGAAAGTTAATAGTAGCTTTAAAGAGGTTTGGTCTTGCTCCACCACCACGTAACTTGGCTTTAAAGTCATCTACGCCTAGTACTGCCATCTTTTATCTCCTTATACCTGTAGTCCGGCGACTTCTTCGAAGTCAACACCAGATCTTACAGCAACAAAATTAAGAGTGATGTAGTTAATAGAGCGTGCAGGTTTAATAAAGATATTTGCAATGAATTCATTCCTATCTACCACTTCTGCAGTATTATTAGTTTCATCACAAACAACTCTAAAGTCTGTAATACCTCTTCTTCCTTTTACTTCTCTAAGGAAAGGTTCGACAATATTTACAAACTCAGCTCTAGTGAACTCATCGTTGAATTCAAATATAGTATTTCTAGCAGCTAATGCAATTGCTCTCTCTACAGTTGTGAACAGACGACGTACATTGATACGATCAAATGCAGAAGGTCTATTTAGATGGGTCTTATCACCATATAGCAATACTCCTTGACCGGGTAGATTTGCAATAGGATTGACTCCAGCTTTATAAAGTGCATCTCTTTCTGCTTTAGAAGGACTATAAGCAAGAGAAGTAACACCTAGATAAGCACCTCTACGATTACCAGCTGGTGAATACCAAGGTCCAGCATCTCTGTCTGAAGCAGCCATAATACCTGCAGTAGAAGAAGCTGCTGGAATATGAATATAATTATCATTATACTTGTCATAAACTTTTAGATAGTTATTGTCTACAAACAAGTAAGAGCTGCTTGAAAAAGATGCAGCTGTTGTTATCGTATTTGCATTTGGAGTAGAGCTATTGATAATATCAGATCTTGCTGGTGAAGATATTACCACACAGTCTTTACGCTCTGTTCCAGCTGTTGCTACCAAGTCGTTAACTACAGCAGTTTGATCTGTTCTGTTTGACATTCCAGGAGCGATAAGGAAATCTACCTGTACAGTATCTTTATCTTCAAAAAGATCAAATCCAGTAAGTACTTCCGAGCTAGACAGAGCAGCGCTATTTACTCCACCTGCCAGTGCAAGGTCATCACTAGAATCTGTTACAGTGTTCATCCAAATATATTGTGAACGTCTGTTAATTACATTTTTAATATAGTTAGTTGATCCATCATCATTAAGAGCAGCAGCTTGTTCAGATACATATGGGAATGTTTCTAGTACCGTACCTGCAGTTCCAGAGATAGCTCCGTCACTGTCCACTACTACGAGGTGTTGTTCATTTGCTGATGGTGCACCATCAAACTTACCTGCATATGCCCAACCACTCCACGTAGAAGGACCTGCTGTAGCGACTTTAATAGAGTTGCCTAAGGTACCGGGATACTTAGCAAAAACCTTACCGGTCCATGTGCCAGAATTAAATGCATCTTCATTTTTAATTAAAGCTGCAGTGCCATCCGTTGAATTTCTTGCAGCAGAAGAAACAGCTCTTACAACCTGCAAAGTGTTAGAATATTTTAAAAAGTATGCAGCAGAATGAAAATCTACTGTATGTGTATCGTCTGGGCTTCCAAACTGCTTAGCTAGTCCTGCTTCATTAGATACAAGCGTGACTTGTTCAGCTGGACCCCAGCGAAAGTTACCTACAAACGCACCAGTCGTGGATTGAACATTAGGCACTCCGCCTGTCAGATCAACCTCTTTGACTACGATTGCCGGCGACTCCGAAGGAGTAAATAA